ACGACGAGGTCTAGAACGATTCTTTTTAGGGCTTTCCAGCTTACCGCTGTTAGGTCCTGTATGAGATGCGTCTTTACCGTCACCGTTACCGTAGGTACCGAGTTTCCGATTCAGTTTGTTGGCTTTAACTCTGATTTGTAGACCAGCATTGGTCTTATTGTATGCACGCTGCTGCTTTCGACGGCGAGCAGCGGCTTTAGGATTTGACTTGTAGTACTGTGAGGTTTTACCGCTTGCCATAGAGTCTGCTTTGTACGAGTTCTGGGTCAACTTGCGGCATTACACTAGCCAATTTAGACAGTGGGTTGCCGTCGTAAGCCACACCACTAATGTCATTTGTTTTAAGCCAGTCGCAAGCTGCTTTAAGATCTTGTGTAGTAGCTTCACCTGATTTAATACGGGTAAGAAACTCTTTAGTAACAAGATTATGCAGCTCGTTAAACTGGTCTTCTGTAGCTTTTTTCTTAGCCATTACGAAGCACGATCTGGTCAAGTTTGTTTTCTATGCGTACCATGTGATCTTCCATCCGGCTAATCATATCGGACAACTCAGACTTCTTGACATAATCAGAAGCTACAGTAAGTTCGATACCATCAATCCGGCGATCAAGTGCGCTAATGCGTTCATGTACGCTATTTATTCGGTTGTGCAGCCTGCTGTTCAGTGCTGCTCCGCCCGCTATCGCTGCTATCGACAGGCTTACTAGAGCTTCGATCATTTTTTAGTGATACGATAGGAATAATGTCGTGACATAATACTTCTACTCTACTACCAGGACGAAAAGTAAAACCAGCTTTCATAATTTCTGTGCATTTTAATGCTCTAGCTAGTTCATACTCAAGGCGCATTTTCTGTTCGTGTCGGCTAGCTATCTGTTTGCATAGTTCTATCATGCCACCATCTAGCGGCACCATAAAATTAAGCTGTGCACCGTAGTTGTTAGAACGAACGTATCCATCATGTTCGTACGGTATAGTGTCGTTACCCATGTAAAATGGGCTAAACGTCATAGTAGCTCCGTTACAAGAACTATTAGAACCAAATATCTGTCTACTTGGTGCGCCGTTGTTTTGGAATTGTACAGCTTGGTTAGTCACGTTACCTGTGGCAGCTGCAACAGGATTAGAAGTATTTTGTACCTCAGGTTCTGCAAACGCAGGTGTTACTGCGAGAAGATAGAGAGCGAGGTAGTAGTAGAGGTTTGCTGGATTGTTTCTGTGATGTCGATGTCTTCGACAATCCCCGCTTGTCTGGTTGTGATTTCCAGAGACCAAGGATCTCCAGCCGTGGTTACGGAAAAGGTTGTTCCGGTTCCAGAAATGTCTGCGCTGGGTGTAACGTTTGATCCACTCCATGAGCTGTAATCACCACCATACACATCCTGGTTAATAGTACGAGTAATGTCGGTGGTCGTAGTTGTGGTTGATTGCATTGACCCCTGGGTAAACTGCGGGGTAACAGTTTGAGCTGATGCGGGTGCAGCCAACAGCAGCAACAGAAGTAGCTTCTTCATTCCTTTTTTTCTCGTGTAATTGAAAAAGTTGCTAGAGTGCCGCTAAGAATAGATGCGACGTAAGTTGGATCCATTTTCTCCATCCAGCCTGCATAACTAGCAGTTAAGAGTCCGGCGGACCAGACAAGGACGATGAATTTAATGAACCCTTCCGTTTTGTTATTTTTGTCCATGCTTGTTTAAGAATGGGCTTCATTACAGTTACAGTATGTTTAAATACTGCTGTTGCTGTAAGGGTGGCTGCAACAGACACGGTGGCTGTAGTACCAGCCGTGACAAGTATTTCGTTAGAAGGTAGAGGCATAGTTACATCCGTAAACGGTATGTCTACTTGCCTTGTGTCTTGTGGTATGTCCGGCGGTTTAACCGGAGGTGGTTCTGGTTTTTCTTTTTCAGATGGTGTTGTTCCTTTGACTCCCGGAGGTGGCCGAAGGTCGCTAGGAGGCACCACAAGCGGCCTGTAAGACGGCAAATCAGCCCGTGGGACCTCTAGTACCGGAGCAGGTAGTTGAAGGGGCTCAGGGAGCCGTAGAGACGGTAGTACCGGCGGCTCACCTAAGTCCATTACTTGTTAGGAAAAAGTCCGTTACGGATAAACTCAACAGCCTTATCATCGACATCGTTGTCGGTAGACTCAGCCAGTTTTTCAAGCATTTCAACAATCAACAGTTTAACCTTTTCAGATTGAAGAAAAGAAAAAAGGATTGGACGGATAAGGGTAATCATGAATCTGCGGGGGTAGGTGTGTTGCCTTCAGCGAGCCAGGCAAGGTACTCTTGATAATCCCTGTTGTCGGGATCTTTTGGAACGTAAGTGATCACGTTGTTTTGAATTTTCAAAATAAAAGGTGCGACAACAACCGAGTCATCTAGTGGACTGGTGGAGTCAGCGACGAGTTGATAGGAAAAAGTCATGGTTCAAAGTTCGGCGTCAAATTGGCCGTCATTCATGAAAAGAGCAAAAGAATCAGAGGTGGCGGCTCCCGAAGCACTCATCACAAAATTAATTCCATTTTTGTTCAATGTAGCGTTGCCTGTAAGGGTGCTGCTAACAAAATTTCCACTGTTTTCCCTATAGCTAAGAGAGGCATAAGTGGGCGAGGGTGTAGCTCTCATTTCAGGCTTAAATGGTACAAATTGACCGCAAATTTCACCACTAATTAAAAATTGTGCAGCCATATATCTTGGACTGCTTTTTTGATAATACCTTTCACACCTAGCAAGCTCATCACCGTAGCTTCTGTGCTCGAACGGTGTCGCCTTGTCGCCAACTTCTAGTTGGATTCCTGTGATTTGGAAGTAATCATTTACAGCACCACCAACACCGAGGTTTGAAGCGTTTCTTGTATCGTGATTCAGTCCGCCCCAAGTTGTTTGAAATGATCCGCCAGTATAACTGGGACCACTGTTAAGCCAAAAATCAAGATAAAGCCCGGATCCGTTGTCATCGTAAATTACCCCTGCGGTGTCGCCAGGAATAGTAATTGTTTTGTATTCCCAAGTGTTGGCTGAGTTGATTGTGTATCCCTTTGAGAACACTCTAGTACCAGTAGCAGTTGAGTCTGGTTGCCACATGTCAAAAGATGCGCCACCGGTTTTATTAGACTTAACCCAAAAACTTAAAGTTAAAGATTCTGCTGCACTAGTGCCGTATTTTAGATGCTGTAAATTTTGAGCTTCAATAACGTGCACAAAAATAGCGTAATCAAACCCAGTTGGAGATGTGTCTGGAGTTGTGCAAGTCATTTTATGACTTTTAGTAAATCCAGTAGGTGCATCTGTTGATTGATCAATCGTCCAGGTCCCTAAATTGCTTAAACTGTTATACATCCTATCGGCACATTTATAGGCACCGGTAGATAGACCAGTGTATTGCGTCCCTCTTTGTGCAACTTGCATCGCACCATTGATGATCAGGTTGCGATTGCTTAGCGTTCCAGCAGTCGGCATCTGAACGCCATCAACTGTTACGTGACCACTCGAATCAACTTCAACACCACCGGCAGTTGTGCCAGTAGATTCTATTTTATTTACTTTAATTACGCTCATGATTAACCTCCTGGTTTAGTAGGCCAAACCGGGTTGGCTGGATCAGTAGTGTTAGACGGCAGGTCACGAAGGGCTTGCCTGTAGGCAGTCATTTCTGCTGACAAAGTGTGGTCTGCAAGAGCAAGGTAGTCGGTTTCGGCAAGTAACGAATTCCGTTTGCTCCGTAAACCTGCGAGTGCTTGCTCAGCAGCAACTTCGACTGCAGCAGCATCTACAACTGACTGATCAAGCGTAACTTGGTTGCCGTTGGCATCGAAAGCACCGAGGCTGTCATCAATCCTGACAACAGTGCCTGCATAAGCTTTATAGATTGCGTCGTGGTTCATCATCCTGCTACCTCCATGGCGGTAATAGTAGAAATAGGGGTAGAGTCATACCCGTCAGCAGTCCCAGTATTGGCAAAAGTAGATGAACGATTAACATAGACAGTATATGTGCTGTAAGCCTTCATTTGCAGCTTATAGGTGACCTGAGAGGTAGTGCTAATTGCGGTATCTAAGTAAACAAGCGTAGTGGGGATTAGATTGTTATGGTCATAGGAATTTGAAAAAGCATTGATAGTGCTAGTAGAAACAGGTCTCGATGCGTCTCCGTCACCTAATGCACCACTAATGTCAGTATTGTCTCTCTGCAATTTAAGGCCAATTTCGTACATATTGCCATGGCCTAAATGAACATGTGCCATAATAAGCACCTTACTTGAAGTGCTACTAGGCGTAATGTTTACACTGAGTCCAGTGTCTCCATAAGTACCGCCAGTTACACTCGACCTGTCATCTTTTACAGACTGCACAACCTGCAAAATACTGCCGGTCGGCATGTCGCCATGACTAAGCCCGCCAAACTCAAGCGTTCCAGCAGTGCTGCTGTTTTTAAGAACTTGGTTAGCAGTGCCTACACCATTAGGCAGTGTCAAAGAAATATCACCGCCACTTACGGCGGCGGGAACGTCCAGTTCAATAGAACCAGACGTTGCACCTGTTAATTTAATACTCATCAGCCCAACGCAGTTTTGATTTCAGCAGTCGTGGTCGCTGCGTCAATCTCAGTCTGCATGGTTGCATACTTAGTACGAATTGCAGCGCGAGCAGCTTCAGCAGCAGTAGCGTCAGCACCAGGGATCTGTTTAGAGATCACTTCATCGTGAGGCTTAAACTCTTCTGCACGAGCGGCACGACGACGATCATGTGCGATTTCCTTGGACTTGGGCAGGTCTTCGGCAACAGTTGCACCAGACTTAACCCAAGCGTTACGGAAAGTACGGTCAGTAGGGATTACATCGTCTTCAACGATTTCGTAATCAGTCAGACCAAGACGTGCGGGAAGTTCGTTAATGGGGACTTCACCGGTAGGATGGACGACAGACACGCCGCCTTCAGAGTTAGTAAAAATGATTTTAGACATGTTAAATAATAAATAGAAGGTTTGTGTTAGTCGCCAAAAACAACGACGTTGATACCGGGCGTATCGTATCCCCCTGCTCCGTTAGAGTAGGTAGTGTTTATTCTCAAGCTTGAGGTTGCACGTGTTTGTCCAGTAACTATACGAGCATCGGCTGCGTTGGCATTTTCTAGTGAACCGTTTCCCGCAAAAGCATAGTTAGTATTAGACATATTGTTGGTAAAGTTTATAGAATAATCACCTGTGCCATTGTCAGTAATAGAGCCAACGTTAAATGAATCTCTAATTGCAACAGTTCCAGTGCCGTTAAAATTTACCCACGCCTTAGCCGCACCAGGGACACTGATCGGACTTTCGTTACCTGCTGCGTTAAGCAGGTTATCTACTTTAAGTGTACTCATAGGTTAGTCTCCGAAAACTGCAATGGACACACGATTTTGGTCCCCTAAATTTGCTGCTGCTCCTGAATAAGAAACAGTAATCCTAAAAGCCGATGTAGTTGGTTCTTGATAATATGGCGATGCGGGGTTAGCGTGAATATAAACACTATTCCAGTAACTGTTTGAACCAAAACCAGCATTACCGACAACAACATAATCAGAACTAGACATGTTATTGGTAAATGTCAGCGTGTAGTCACCAGTACCGTTGTCTGTAATAGTAGCGATATTAAATTTGTCTCTATTAGCCACCGTTCCGGTGCCGTTAAAAGTAATCCACGCCTTAGCCCGACCTTGACTAATCTCTTCAGGCGTTGAATTGTTATTGCCTGAGGTATCTTGAATGTTTGATGTTTTAAGTGTACTCATGGGTCAACCTCCAAAAACTGCAACTGATACTGTTTTACAGTCGAACAGTGATCCGTTATAAATACCCATAATTACATGCATTTGTGTTGTACTGTATGTGGTTCTTGCATATTCAGGAAATACGCCAGAACCAGCTGTAGTTACTGCATTAGTATTGTCATATTGAGTCAGGACTGTTGCACAGTAATTGGCGTTAGCCATAGCATTATCAAAGTTTACTGAATAAGCACCAGTACCGTTGTCAGTAATCGAACTGACATTGAATGAATCCCTAATTGCAACAGTACCAATGCCGTCGAAATTAACCCACGCCCGACAGAACGTACCACATTCCGTACCATTCAAATCTTTAATGACTGGCGGTGTATTTGCCGCCTTACTTTGAATGTTTGCAGTTGATAAAGTGCTCATACGATACTCCAGGTTGCGCCAGTGGCAATAGTCACTGTGACGTTGTTGTCAATAGAAATGGGGCCAAAGGAGCCCCAGTTATACGTGCCACTCAGAGTTTCGTTACTGGACACATTTTTAATGTTTTTAATAAAAATGCCATCAGCGATGACATCAGGCAGACCAGCGTCTGCGATGCCAGAGACAACTCCGGCACCAGTAAGAGTAAGAGGCATAATTAAAGAACGACAAGACGAGCGTTAGCAGGAACAGTAAGGGTGACGCCTGAGTTCACAGTGATTGGACCAACACAAGATGCACCAGTTCCAATAGAAGCACTGCCACCGATGGTAGTACCAATAGTGTAGTTTGTAGTAACAACTAGCTTATTTTCTTGGAAAATAGTGTCAGTACCGCCGCCAGTGGCTCCACCACCGCTAGCAGCCGCTTCCCAGGTCATACCGCCGGTATTGCCTGAACGTGCAGTCAGTACATAACCATTAACAGGAGCATTTGAAACCTTGAGGTTAGCTTCATCAACTACGTTGTCAGCAATAACCGTAGCACCATCACCAGTAGAAGTTACTTCACCGCTGTGGTTAGGGTGGCTGTAGTTATTGGCAGAAGTAGCAACACCGTCTAGTTTGGTTTTATCAGAGCTGCTCAGCAAACCAGCGTCACTGGTTGTAGCCAAAGGCAGTGTTGCGTCATTACCTGTGCTACTAGCAAGTACACGGGTGCTAGCTGTGTAGCTTAGATCAGTCGATCCAGTAATACCACCAACTTGAGTGTCAACATAGGCTTTAGTTGCAGCATCAGCGTTAGCAGTTGGAGTACCAAGACCAGTAACTTTGTTAGTACCCATCGCCAGATCACCTGACATGGTGTCACCAGCAGCAGCTACATAAATCGGATTAGCAGTAGTTGTAGTGTCTACATAGTTCTTAGTAGCAGCATCCTGTGCAGCAGTTGGGTCAACAACGTTTTCAATCTTGTGTGTGCTGACGTCAACTTGACCAGTACCATGCGGATCAAGGATAATATCGTTGTCAGCTGCAGTAATGATAGCTGCATCAACTCTAATCTTACCTGTGCCGTGTGGTCCGATGTGGACGTTGTTGTTACCTGCACTGGTGATCTTAAAGTCGTTGGTGTCTAGGTCACCACCAAGCTGTGGAGTCGTATCCGACAACAAGTCAAAGGCAATAGAACCAGTAGGAATAGTAATAAAACCAAGCTGCTGATCTACTTCAAAGATTGGGTCATCAGTTTGGTTACCACCAATCTTAAACTTACCGTTGTGGTCAGTAATAGCAGTCCAAACCTTACCATTATTTAGTTCAGTAATCTGTTTGGTTTCATCCGGCACACCACCATTTTCAGGCAGTGCATCGTAGTCCATACCGCTACCAACGTATTCCATCGTGTGACCGCTAGAAGCAATCTGGGAACGAAGGAAGAATGACACAGCAGCATTGTCAGCTACAGCTTTTTCAAGACCATCGTTTTGGCTGCGGTTGCTAGCGTTAGGACGGCTAATTGTAACCCTGTATCCGCCAGTGATGGCAGCAGCTGATAGGATAGGATAAGTAGAAGTTGTGGTGTCACTGTTAGTCACCGTAATCAACATGTTGCTAGCCGGTTTGGTATCATCACCAAACCAACCAGTACCTGCTGAAAGGTTGTCAACGTCAACTGTAATGTCATTAACAGAAGCAGCAGCACTAGCTAGTCCGCTAAAAATAGCAGCAGTAGACTTGCCATCAGCAACCAACGCCTTTTCACCAAAGTCAGTGGTAGATGCAGCCAGGTTGGCTTGACCACCATTCAATGCTTTGATGTGATACTTGTTAAAGAAGGCGTAGCTAGACGTACATTGGCAATAACCATTGTTGGTAACAAGGATGCCAGGTCCGTTCAAACCAACGTGGGTATAGCTGTCTGCAACCATCGACCGCAAAGGGCTTGTGGTCTTAGGTACAGAGCCGTCAATCAACATACCACCACCGGTAGGAGCGTTGGTAAGGTCACCAGCTTGTCCACCAGCAGGATTGTGTGCATTAAGGCTGCTGTTGTCAATTTGGCTGTCAGAGAAGTTAGTACAGTTCTGAATGTAAGGCGACTTAGTAATAAATGCGTTGTTATAGAACGCAAAATTCCAGCCTTGCTTATCAGGCAGATCAGAGTCAATACTGTTGTTACCGGAGTTGCTGGCTTGCATACCAGTCAACGTCAGGTTCTGAATAAACGAACCGCTGTTCAACTCAAACAGTGCAGAGTTACCAGCAGATGCAGGTTTTTCAGTTGCAGGCGTAGGATGCACAAGGCAACTACGCAACGCCATACCAATAATAGAAACGTTACGACGTTTGATTTGGATAGGTGCAATCTCTTGATAGGTGCCGGCAGCCACAATCACGGTCATGCCATCACCATCACCGGT